ACAGAAGCATTACTTGGTATCGGTGCTAACATTACAATATCGTTATTATCACTGTCACCAGCGGCAAGTTCAACAGTTCCTTGAGCTACACGAAGTACACCATGTAATTCTGCAGCATTATTTTGAACCTGTGGAGTAGCTTCGAAATTTGCTACTAAATCAGTATTTTTAGTTCCCATATTTCTATCCTCCTATTACGATTCTGTACATTGAACTTCCACTACTTTGTCTTCTTCCATTCTCGTTGCTCCGAAAGTTGCGCAGTAGTATACTTGAGTAGCATAACTTTTGTCGCTTCTTTCATCTATGCGTGCAGTAGTGTCTTTACCAACGGCAAGAGCAATACCATCTTGTGCATAAGCAATACAAGATCTAGTTGTACTAGATAGTGATAGTCTGTTTGATACAATAAAATTAAAACCAAGAAACGAGTTGATTTCACCATTTGCCAACGCTTTGACAGTGTTAAAATCTGAGCTAGTTACCTCAGTTGTCCCTAATAGATCAGTGATCTGTTTTGGTCCTACAATAATATATCTTGGAATTGAAGGATCAACACTATTTAAATCAAGAGTCTGTTTTGCAGTTCTTAATTTAGCAATTGTTAAACCAGCAGATCCATGCACAATTTGATTGGCATTAGATGTACTTGTAGCACCTGTTTCACCAGTGAACGCTGTTCCTAGTGCAGCAGATATAATCACATCATCCATAGCTCTTCCGATAGCATAAGCTGCCGCTTGAGCATAAGATGAAGTTGGATCGATAAGCATACGAACTTTATCTTGATTGTCGATAAGATCTGCAAATTCATAATCCGAAAGTGATACCCTACGTCTCGCATGGGGTGTATCAATTTGTGGAGTGTCTGAATGTCTGCTAGTTTTTTGAACTGCAGTTACAGAACCTACTTGGTCGAAGAAAGCATTTTTTCCAACGACACTTTCAAGACGAACTTTGTCTCTTAATAACGATCCCATTTGTTGAGATAGCAATTGTACGTTTGCAGAATACTGCTGTACAAAAGCTGTTGTTACTTGTGATGACATATTTGTCTCCTCATATAAGTTTAATTAAATTTATCAGATATGTTATCTGTCGACTGACAGGCTTCTCTTGGATTTAAAGTCTTTTAGACTAGAAGTCTAATCCTTCTTGTCAGCAAGGTCCTTTCGGATTGTCCTACTATTAATCCATTTATAATATTTTTTTGCAATTGGCAAGGGATCTTTTTTTTGATCCTCAGAACCGGTTTCTTTTACAATTCTGAGGATTTCTAATCTAATTTCTTTATCATTCAGGTTTTGCATTATTTAACATTTCCCTTAATGTATAAACTCTTTGTACCATTTTATTGTGTTCTGGATGTGATGCGTTCCAGTATGGTCCATCAGTATTATTAGTTATAGATGATATTTCTTCTTCAATATCAAAAGCAGTATCTTGAGCATTAGTATCAGGTTGAACTATAGTATCCTCAGATATCATGTTAGCAATCTTATCAAATCCTTTTATAATTGCAGGATGATCACCTATTCTTGTTCCATCTCTCAATTCAAGATCTAATATTTCTTCACCTATGTTTGCTTTAGCAACAGCTCCTGCTGCTTGAACTTTAGATTCAAAATCTCTACCCCACTCTTTTCTAAGCTCTTGTTCAGCTTGTACTTGAGCAGTTTCTGTATCAACTTTAGATTGTTGCGCATCTGTTTCAATGTTTGATTTGTAAAATTCAAGAATACCTTGAGCTTGTTGATTGTTTAATCCAAGCTTATGAGCATTTTCAGCAAACTGTTTTATCGCTGTCTCGTCTACCTGGATAGCCTGTGAATCTATTTTTAAACTATATTTATCTGCAGACTCAGGTCTTCCCATTTTGTTGTAAGCATCTTGCCATTGATCATCAGTAAAATTTTTATTAGGCACAATCATTTTATCTTGACCAATCATTTTGGTTGCGTTGATGTAACTTTTTGCCAAAGCATCTATTTCTGTAAACTTAGAAATATTGGGATCGTTTCTGTATTCTTCAGAAATAACATCCTTCCATGATTGTGCAGTCTGTTGTGTCTCTTGTGTTGTTGATGAAATGGGTGTTTCAGGTTTTGTTTCTGTAGGAGCTTGTGTTTCTGTTGTTGTTTCTACAGGCGGAGTATTACTCTCCGTTATCTGTTCATTTGACATTTTTATTTTCCTTTTGCAGCATTTGTTTTATAAATAGAAGAACGCTGCGTTGTCCTTCCATATATGCACTCTCATGGCTATCTCCCTTAACATTGGTCGTAGAATGATAGTGACATCTTTTTTCAAGATCTGAAATGACTTCTTGTCCTTCATCAGATTCAAAAATTACTTTGTACTTTATTTTTAGATTATTAATCTTTTTTTCAAATTCTTTTTCAGAACTCATATTTATTCAGTTATTTGTTCTCCAACACCTTCAGCTATTGCTTGTGCTTCATCGGGTAGTGCTTTTGCAAGTGGAGCTATATTTCCTCCTGCTTTAGCAACTTGTTGTAGTTGTTGCATCTCTTGCATTTGTTGTTCTTGTGATTGTTTTACTTCTCTTTCCGCTAAGACTTCAGAATTTGTTTTTAATACTTTTTGTGGAATACCTATAATGTTTGTTAGATGTTTCACAAGATTATCAAAATTTATATAATCAAACACAGGCGCAACATTAGCAAGTTGTCCCATAATTTCAATACCTCTAATAATTGATTGCAACTCTGTGGATTTTTGTGCTTTAGCTAATGGCGAAACATATTCTATTTCTACATCTCTTCCTGATATAATTTCAGGAGCTGGTGAAAATACATTTTTTCTGACCATGATTGCAAAAGATCTATCAATTAAAGGTTTTAGTAATTCAGATTGTAATCTACCTAACACCGGTCCTAGAAGTCTCATCTTTTCTTCGTTTCTTTGTATGACTTCTGTTGCTGTCATTTGTGGACCTTGTTGCATCATCAGCTGATTGACATAAAAAACATTTCTAATTGAGTTTCTTCTTTGCTCTTCCATATTTAATCCCAAAGGATTGTTTGCTCCAATATTAAGTGGCTCTATTCTATCTCTAGTGCCTGATCTGTAAAAGTTTAGACCACCAGGAACAGTTCTAACTGGAAGTAAAAAACCATCGTCAGGAACAAGTAAAGGGGGATCAACTTGTTTCTGCGCAGCTTTTATAGTTGTTTTAGACATTTCATTTAACATCTTTACATCCGGTAAAGCTGTCATTGCAGGAGATCTTCCATAAATTTCATGCGAAGCTTTTAAATATCTTGGAACAACAAACGGAAACTCTTTAAAACCTGCTACCGATAATTCATTTAAATTTTTGTATTCCATGTAAACAGATTCAAAAGGCATATTTTTTTTATCTTGTTTTTTTGGATTAAAATCATTTCTAGGGTATACTGCATGAAGAATACTTATTTCTTCATAAGGATCTTTTGTCATTAATCCTTTTGTGTCAACTGATATGGTTTCACCAAACTGTTGAAACGCAGCTCTTACTGACATTTTAAATAATCTGTAAACTGTATCGACTCTGCCTTTATCATTTTCTGCTACATATATTTCGTTAATATGTCTGGTGGAAAAATTCAAAACATCTTCATCATCATCTTGTACAAACATACAAGCTGTGCCAAAGGTAATTAAGTCGTGATAGAGTTCAAATATTTCTTGTTGAAAATTAGATCTATTAAAGGCAACATACATTTGCTCCGTTGCTTCCTCCAACCAAAGTTTTGCCTCATCATCGTTTTCAATATCTGCATCTTTATAACGTAAAGTAAACCAAGGAGTAGAAGGATTGGTCAACATCCCATGAAGTGATGCTGCAAGTAAATCTACAGATTGTAGAGGTGAACTATCAAAAATTAATTCTGTTCTCTTATCACCTTTAGATCTTGTTTTGGTTACATCGGCTTTTCTAGGTAACATATAATCAGCAACCTCTTGCCAGTGCGTTTCCCAGTTTTGTCGATTTGCTTTTAGTTTATCAAATCTTCTTTTTAAATTTTTTGTTAAATCTGTTTGTGCCATTACTGTCCTAATAAACTTGGTTTACCCAAAGTTACATTTTCATTTTGAATACCTTTAGGTCCTGTGATAATAGTTGCCGATCTACCTTTTCTTCTCACACTAATCCCATATGATGATCCACCATCCATATTTGTTGTTTCACTTTGAGAAACTTCTGCTTGTGTAGGTGAAGGCATAGGTGTGGGAGCTGGTTGTGGTGGTGGTGGTGATCTTCTAATTACTCCTCCCATACTATTCTCCTAATAAAGTTTTCTTTTGTATTTCCGCTTCTTCTTCAATACCTAAAGGTCCTGTTAAAATTGTTGATTTTCTTCCTCTTCTTTTTCTCTCTACTGCAGCTTGTTCTGATCTAACTTTTTCTTTTTCTTCTGGACTTAGCTCCGCACTAGGT